CCAGTGCTCTGGTTGAGCTTAAGACGACGTGCAACGCGGATCTCATCAAGACCAAAGATGTTGGCAAGTGAGGCCTCGTTGACAAGAATACCGCGCTGCATGAAGTCACGGATTCTCTTGTTACGCTTGAGGGCGTTGAAAGCGTCAGGGCTGATGACCATCTTGTTAGGATAGACACCGATCTGAGCACGAACGGCCTCCTTAGCTTCGTCCATTAGAACCTCAACGTCTGAGGTGGCCTGGTTGAATTGATCAGCACCACCAGCGCGAACTGCGAGGTCGAAGGTGCAGGAAGTTTCATAAGAAGCAGCGTTTGTTACAGCATCAGCAACTTGAACTTCCCATGATTGCATAAGGCGCTGAGCGGCATCCTTAGCAGCATACTGACGAAGGTCAATTTGAGCAGCGCCGTTCTTGGCCTCAGCAGCGATCTCTTCAGCGAGTTCCCAGCTGATAGCTTCTTGACGAAGCGAGAAGCTTCTGGTTCCGAACTCATTCTGAATCTTCTGGATGTTTGTTCCAGGAGCACGAAGGAAGTTCTGAGCCGCAAAAGCTTCTTTGCCGAATACCATAGTACGGCCAGCGCGAGTGTTCATAGACACTGCAGGACCGAAGAATGTTGCAACGCCTTCAGCGTTCTTATAACCCTGAGCGAGTTGGGTTAGGATTGGGTCGATTACACGGACTTGATCTAAATTCATCATAATTAGTTACTCTCCTTATTTATTATCAAGCAGAAACGCCAGCTTGATCAAGCTTAACGCGAATATAACCAGATTCGCCTACACCTGTAGCAATAGCATCAAGTGAACGACCTAGGATAAGATCACCTGTAGTAGCAGCAGCGGCAAGGCCATTAGCAGCAGCAGCGACGGCTCCGTCAACAGCAATAGTTGTAGAAGCGCCAACTTCAACAATAACAATACCTTCTGTTACAACAGAAAGGAGCTTTTGATAAAGTAGAACACCAGGCTTATAAGGTGTGGTCGAGGGGTTGAGTTGACCCTCATAAACGATGTTTGTGCCATCGTCGACTTGATAGCCCTTATCGGTCAATTCACCTTGACCAGGGATATCATATACAGTTGTGCCAGCGGCATAACCACCAGCTGAAGCGTAAGCACCAGTACGAAGAACGAATCTGTGAGCCTCAACACCGGCGGTTAGAGCACCACCGTCAGTGACTTCCACAGTCTCGACATACTGATGGTCAAAAGACATATAACGTGGATCTGTTGCCATTAGTAATTACCTCAGTTTTTGTTTTCAATAACAAGCTTAACAGCTGTTAAATAATCGCAGTCATTTTCCTCGGCGTATGAGAGTGCCTCGGCATGGATATCTGCTGTGTTTGGATCGTAAGCGTATCCAGAAGCGTTAGGCTCAACTGTCTTTGCTTTCTTAGGAGCAGATGCAGGAGTAGCAAACTCTTCAAAAGAGACCATAGAGGGAAGTGACTCAAGGACTCCGCGGAAGAAGTCGAATTGAGAGGCCTTACCGGTCTCGGAGAAATTCACGGAATTCTTATTATTAAGAGTTTCCATGAAGCGAACTAAATCGGACTTAGGAACGATCTGTTCAGTAAGCTTTCCAGCCTCGTAGAGACCTTCAGCAAACGAGGAGATTTCTTTCTCGCGAGCAAGCTTTCTTTGTCTGTTGAGCTCTTCCTCTAATTCGGCTACCCGAGCATTAAGGGCATTAATGCTCTGATCTCCCATAGCAGATTCGCTATGATCCAGAGCTTCTGTAGCCAGAGGCGCAGCTTCTTCAGAATGAGATGCTGACTCTTCAGTCTTCTCTTCTTTAATCTTTTCTGACATGTCAGTTTTCTTTTTCTCTTCGTCTTCGTCCTCTTCCTCTTTTTTCATCTCATCTTCAGCCATATCGGCTTTAGGCTCTTCGGTCTCAGGAGCTTCTTCGGCATTATCGCTTACTTGCTCTTCGCCCATATCTGCCTCTTTCTTCTTATCTTCCTCTTCATCATCTCCTTCTTTTTCTTCCATGTGCTTTTTAAGTCCTTCGGGCATTTCGCCGTAAGACATATCTTTTTCCATCATGGAACTTGCTTGCTTTTTAAGGGCTAAAGCTTGGAAAAGCTCGTCTTCTTCATACTCGGCTGCTAGAGACGCAATTTTTTTATCATTGTCTTCCATTTCACCAGAGATATCTTCCGATCCGTCGTCTTCAGCAGGAGCTTCTTCTCCTTCTGAGTCCATCTCTTCCTCACTTCCCATGTCATCTTCGCCGGAGGCCTCTGGTGCTTCTTCTTCGCCACCTTCGTCCTCTAGACCCATGTCATCTCCCTCTCCTTCTCCTTCCATGCCCTCTTCAGGCATTTCAGAGTCGGTAGGTGGCATTTCAGAATCTGTATCTGCACCAGATGGTGGCATATCCTCTTCGGTTTCTTCGTCCATGGCGTACTCCATCTTATAATCAGCCGGAGCGCCTGTCTCATCAACTTGATTACCAGAGTCGTCGTATACAGAAGGCTTACCGCCTCCTCCGATGTTAATATTGACGGTCATTCCGCCCTCGGCATGATCTACCGAGACCTCCTGAGCAACGTCAGTTGTTTTCTTTTTTCTAGTCATAGTAGAGTTTTTTGTTTCTAAGGCTTCTTTAAACGAGATAATGGTTTCCCCTTCTTGCGGGGCTAAATTGATAATCTTTTCGTCGTCAAATCCACCCTCGGAAAAAGCTGCTAAGCCTTTTACGGCAGGAATTGAAACTAGTCCTAGATGGCGCAGAGCCAATTTCCCTGGGTGGGGGTTTGTCTCTGCGTCTGGCAAGTAGAAAGAACTACTTACTTTTTTAAAAACTCCATCTTTGATTAGTTTCTCGGCTTTAGGGGTAAGTTCGACTTTACCCCAAAGTTGTGAGCCCTTTCTCCAAAGATTTTTTACCCAGCCAAGGGCCGGGGTCGAATCAGTTTGATCATGCCCGATGATCAAGGGCGCCTCATGTTGATCGGGAGCATATGTTCCTACAACCTGATCAAGATCCTCCTCTGTGAACATCATCTTTTGCCCAGAAGAGCTAATCTGAGGTCCAGCTCTGAACATCTCAATGTGCACAATCTTTTTAGGTTGTTGAGATGATAGAGGTTCTTTGGCGTTTAATATATGTTCTTGATTATCGGACATTTTTCAATTACTGGATGGTGGCGGAATTAAGAAGATAATCAAATCTGTCAACGTTTCTAGAGAACGAGTCGGATACCTGGGCAACCTGACCAGCCGGTGTTCTTACAACGGTAACAACAAGACGCTCAAGTGTGGGCGATGTAGCCACATAAGCATCGAGTCTGAGAGTTCCGTTTTCTAGATCTGTTACAGAATTATTAGCATCAGAACAAACAACTAAGTATGCCTGTTCCGGTCTTGCACCGAATAGTGCACCCTGACGATAGAGTTGGCCCATTACCTGAGAGGCGATAGACTTAGCTCTTGCGTAAAGTGTACCCGCGGAGTCGATTTGCTCAAAGAGAATGTCATCAAAGCTTCTTGCAAGAACGTCAAGGAGGACGTTAAGAATAGCGCGAGTGTTGACAAACTTAAAGAGAGCATTAGAGCTTGTTGTGCGGGCACCCCAAGCTACAATTCCTCTATTAGGAAGGCTTCTGATAGGATTGAGGCCAAGAGGATATGTTACTTCTTGTTGTTGAGCGGTAATATCAAATAAAAGCCCGTTTGCGCCTCTTAGCGGATATCTTGCTCCGGCTGGGGCTTGCTGGAAGCCTTCGTTTACATAGCGTGAGCATGCAATGCCGGCAATGAATGCACTCGGAGGAATAAAGCGATCAGCGGCGTTCTTGATATAAGGAGCGTAGAAAGCAGCGTGGCCAAATGGCGCGCCAGCAGTACGCTTAATATATGACAACTCATCCTGAACTTCGCTTAGGCTTAGTTCATCAGATCCGCAATCAACCAAGGCAATGTGCTGAGTTCCAGAAATTCCTTCTGTTCCTCCTAGCTTACCTTCAGCAGCTTTTAAGAGAGACTGAGTAACTTTTACTCTTTCTTCCCGAGCTTGAGTTTTGCTCAATCCGCCTACTTCTGATTTAATTCCGGCAAATGCTTCTGGAGCCATTAAGAATCCAGGACGGAAATCACCAGATCCCATACCTTGCTCGATGGCGTAGGTAAAGTCTTGTGATCTTGCTTTTGCAGAAAGCTTATAGTTGGCAAAGTCTGCTGCTTCGTCGATGGAGTTCGCTCTGATAATATTCTCGTCTTTCTTACCATAGCGATTTAGGCCAGGTACGATGGGCGAAGAAGTACCATTCTTAGAAGTAATTTTTACCTTAAGAACGTAATCATGGCGATAGAATCCATTGGCAGAAGAGCTGTCTAGGAGTCCTTGGGTTGAGCTCGAAGTAAATGTAGGTTGCTCAGCAACTACGATTTCTCCGTCGTTGGTTACGGAATTAACTGTGAAGCGATATCCGTTAACAACAATAGAAGCACCACCATATAGCTCTTCGGTAAATCTAGAACTTACGATGCTATATGAAGTACCAGCAGCAACCGTTGCACCTCCAGGATTACGAACAATTGCCTGAGAGTTAGAAGCAACACTAACTACTTCGTAGGTATCAGATCCGATAAGGATTCTGTAACCAGGAGCAATTACGCTGAGGAAATTAGTATTTGTACCAAGCAACGATCCATTTGCCTCGAGTTCGATTGTTCCCGATTGAGCAGATCTTGTTCCTAGGATTGTCGTATTTCCAGAAGTTACGCTAAGCGACCCTGTGAGTTCTCTACCATCAGTCGAAGGACGGAGAGCAGGAGCACCTGCAACAGCTAAAGTTGTTCCGATTGCTTCGCCGTTATTCGGGGCGTAATTACCGGCTCCGAGGGCAGTTTCATAATCAACTTCTACCGACTCAACAACATAGAACCCATCAAGTTCTTTCTCTTGGAGAATTTCCTTGAGTGAGGTAGTGATGCTGTCAGTTAGTTCTGCAGGAGTTGCGCCATTGGCGATGATTACTCTGTTCTCGCCTGCTACGTTTACATAGAAGACCTGAACACTATCAGGAACATATCCGGTTCTTGTTACATTACCACCAACCGAGGTAATTGTACCTTGGGGGATAGCGCTAAGACCCGATCCATCAGCACCTGGGGTAAAGGCAGTAGTTCCTGCGTCCCACTGATAATAAGCAGCGAATGAATCACTCCAGCGGATGTGATCATCTTTTCCTACTCTTTCATCGCTCGATACAGCGACAATTTTGTCATCGGGGATGTCAGCAGTGGTGGCATAAATTTCCTGGTCGATAAGGAAATCTTCGATTGCTTGGTATACATCGGCGGCAACCGAAGGATCGTAAGCCAATCTACGAACTCTTACAACCGAAGTTAGATCATCGGAGTTGAAGAGGAGAGGTGTACCGGCGCCATTATCAAGAATGAATGAGTTATTAGGAGCGTCTACGCTAAGTACTTCGTATATAGTGCTATAGGAAATATTTCCGGCAGCTAACTCACCAGCACCATCATATGCTTGTCCTAAATCAATTCCTTCAAAAACGACCTTATCGCCAGGGGCGAGGGCATCAGTGCCGATCGATAGCGAAGTAATATCATTTACAACAACTGCGCCACTTGCGGCCGTGAATGAAGCAGTTCCATCAGTGTTAGCAGTAACGGAGGTTGCTTCTAGGAAATTTCCGATAGCCGCACCAGAAACAAACAGAGGTGTTTCTTGTGTTAATACGTCTCTTGCAACGCAACGGAAATTGAGCTCTTTAATCGGAACGTACTGATTAACCGCACCTGCATTCTCAGGAGTTGCATACGCAGTATCAGAGATCTGATAAGCTTTGAAAGTATCAACGGTAGGAATTACGCGGGTATCTTTAGAGTAGATTCTAAAAGTAGCGTTCTTTGATTCTTCGTCGTCCTGCTCGATTCTATAGAATGTGCTAAAATCAGGATCTTCTTCTCTCAAATATCCTACGATATCAAATGCGTTATCATTCGCATCCAAAGAAGTAGTTGAGATAACTCTAATTTCTACGCCTTCGGCGTCATTAATACCCAGAGACTTATCTCCGAAGTACCTTCCGCCAAGCTTTAGAGAAAACAGATTCCAACCTGCTCCTTTGCTCACGACAATTTTTGTCTCAGGAGTAGGTGTTACGCGGGTGTAATATAGAATTCCATTTACACCGACATTATCAAAAAATGCTCTTACTGAATCGTAAGAAATAATAGACTGAGGGCTGTTAGCAGCAGTTGGTACACCACCTGCTTTCTGAACAAAGTCCTCTAGAGAACCAACCTGGGTGGGTTGGTAAGGAGGGAGAGATGAATACTCTTCGACGGGATTTGCATCATATGGATCTACCGGAGTAGAACCAAAAATGTAACCAATAGCGTGAGAGGCTAGGGGTTGAGGTAATCCACCAGTCGATGACTGAGTAACAAACACTCCAGGGCGCTGGATGGCGCCAACATTGATGTTTACAGGATTAGCCATAAAATAATTCTTTACAAAGTAAG